TTGATCTATCTACCTTACTCGGTCAGCAACAAGACTATTCGCAAATTCTTAGTCCTGCCGAGCAACAGCGTATTCAGTCCAATGCAGGACAACAAGCCTTGTTAAATTCTGCTATTGCTTTACTGGCGCAGTCTGGACAAACAAGACAACCCATCAGCACAGGACAGTTATTAGGTAGTGCATTAGGCGCAGGCATGGAAGGATATAACCAATCGTTTGACAGAACGCTAAAGCAGATGTTGATTAGTAATCAATTGGGTGAGTACAAGCGTAAGCAACAAGCCCAAGAACAATATCAAAAAATGCTAAAAGCAGCAGAAAGACCACAGAATATTCCTATGGCTACAGGTCAAGGATCTCAATTAGAGATGCTTTCTCGCCCTGAATTTGGTGGAGATATGGCTACAGAAGAAACAGTAGCTGCATTAAGAGCAAATCTGCCAAGAACTGTAGATCCAACACTAGCAAACACAGCAGCACTTCAATATTTGGCTCAAGTTGACCCTGCTAAATATGCAGAATTAACTACAAAACAAACAAAATTACCAGGAAAAATTGATGAGTTTGTTACTGCAAAGCAGATGAAATTAATTCCTGAGAATATGTCATTCCAACAGTTTGAGGAAATTGGCAAAAAGCCATTAGTTCAAGTTATGCCAACAGAAAAGAACTTGGCAGAGATTGATAAAGGTGTAGTAGAAAACTTAACTAACCAAGCTGTATCAGCAAGACAGTTTGCTACATCTGCAACACAGATTAATGAACTGTTAAAAGGCAAAGGCGGTGGTAAGTTAGTTCAATTAACAGCCGATACTGCAAAAACTTTAGGATTAAATACAGATACAGTAACAGCAAACGATTTGGCTAAATCTTTAGTTGTTCAGACAGCAGTTAAAGTTAGACCTCCTGGATCTGGTGCAACATCTAATATAGAATTTGAAGCCTATATTAATGCAGTTCCAAGCCTTGCTAATTCAGAATCTGGTCGCGCATTGATGGCTGATGCTAATAATAGGTTTGCTGAAAGAGCAGAGAAAATTGCTGATTTTTCTAGAAATCTATACAAAAAGAACGAGTTTAACCTTACAGCAGTTCAAGAGTACGATGCAAAACTTGGTGCAGTATTGCCTAAAGACTTTTACGAAAAAGTTAATAAAGTTCCAAAATCAAAAGATTTAGGTATCCCATCTGCAAGAGGTGTTAAATTTTTAGGATTTGAATAATGCCAATAGCTCGATATGAAATGCCTGATGGCAGAATAGGTCGATTTGAAGTTCCAGAAGGAACTACACCAGAACAGGCTCAAAAGTTAATTGCTGAGTCTTTGGGTGGACAAGACCAAAATCAATTAGGTAGAGATATTGGTCGGCAATTAGGTCTTACTGCTAGGGCTGCTACTACAGGTGCAGCAGGACTTCCTGTATTGGCTGGTGATGCTCTTAATACACTCATTAACCTTATTACAGGTGGTGTAGGCAAAGTAACAGGAACAGAGATTCCTAGATTGCAGATGCCTAGCCAAGTTCTACAAAGAGGCATGACACAAGTCGGATTGCCAGAAGCAGAGACTAGAGGCGAGAAGGTAATACAAGATATTACTTCTGCTGTATCGGGTGTTGCTGCTCCTGCTGCGTTAGTTCAAAGAGCATACCAGGCTGGTAAAACAGCATTAACACAGCCATCTGCTGTACAAAAGTTCTTTACTGAGAATTTACCTCTACAGACAAGTGCTGCGGTAGGTGGTGCTGGTGCATCGGCTGCCGGTAGAGAATATGCAGATGTTGGTGCAGGAGGTCAATTAGGTTTGGCAATGCTTGGCGGTATGGTAGCTCCTGGCACAGCAACTACAGCTATTCCAGCAGCAGGCAGAGCAGTTAGAGAGACAGTTCGCCCATTTACAGAGGCAGGCAGAGAAGTAATTACTGGTAATGTATTACGACAGTTGGCAAATCAACCAGAAACTGCTGTTCGTAGGATGCAAGAGTTCCAACCACAAGTGCCTGGATACACACCAACCACAGCACAAGCAAGTAGAGATGTAGGCTTAATATCAGCAGAAACTCCTATTCGCGCATTAGATGTTACAGGCAAGTTTGCTGCACAGGCTAGTGAGGCTAATAAAGCAAGAATGGCTATTATTGACAGATTAGCTAAAGACCAAGATGCCGTTAATATTGCTGTTGCTAATCGAGAAACTGCTACTGCACCAATGCGAGAGGCAGCGTTTGCTGCATCAACACAAACACCACAACAAATACAGTCTGCTATCTCTTTGGTAGTTAATAAACAGATTGACGATATTTTAGCTTCTGATGTGGGTAAGCGATCTACAGTTATCAATGCTATGAACTTTGCTAAAAACTCTGTAAACAGAGCAGATACAGTTGGATCACTTTATGAGGTTCGCAAGGATCTAAGAGCAGCAGCACAAGGTCTTTTGGATAGAGAAGGTTCTGCATACAGTCTAGCAAAAGGACAGCTAGAAAGCGTTATTAAGGCTGTAGATGATGTAATTGATTCGTCTGCACCTGGATACAAAGACTATCTAAAAGTCTATGCTCAGAGAAGCAAAAATATTGAGAAAGTAGAAGCAGCCCAAGGCTTTAGAGGTAAAGTTCTTTCTACAATTCCTGATCCTATTAATGTAGGTCAGTTTATGATTTCTCAACCTAAATTTGTTAATGCTATCCGAGCAGCAGCAAAAGAAACAGATATGTCTCAGATGCAGGTAAAGATTTTAGAACGAGTTGGCAGAGACTTAGATTCTGGTGTTCTTAACAAATCAGGCAGAGTGCCAGGATCAGATACATTTAAGAATCTTTCTACAGCTAATGTTATCGGTGGAATCATCGGAAAACAGATGTTCGGAGAAGTACCGGCAGCAGCAAACAAGGTGGTAGCACCTCTTAATTGGCTTTACAATGGCACAGATGATCAAATTAGAGAATTATTGGTCGATGCTATGTTAGACCCTAAATTAGCAGCACGATTGATGTCTAAAGCATCTACAACAAACATAGAACCAATTAGTAAAGAATTACAACGGAAAGCACTAAGCCTTGGGTATGGTGCTACATTCGGAATAACAGAGTAATTAAGGAAAATCATGGCATATACAAAATACTCACTAACCCCTGCTAATAACACTGCAGCACCTCCAGATGGTGCGCCAGAGGGAATGCTCCCTTCTGCGGTAAACGATACTATGCGCGATATGATGGCGCAGATCCGAGACTGTGGCGATGGTATTCGTGATGGCACATATACCATGACTGCTGCCAAGATTACTGGTGGAACAATTACAGGCATTACAGATCTAGCAGTAGCAGATGGTGGTACAGGTGCATCTACAGCAGCCAACGCAAGAACAAACCTTTTAGCAGTTGGTTATACGGCTACTACAGGCTCTGCAATTATTCCTAATGGAACAACAGGTGAACGAGATGGTAGTCCGGCAGCAGGCTATTTCCGCTATAACTCTACAGTCGGTAAGTTTGAGGGTTATAACGGAACTGCTTGGGGATCTGTAGGCGGTGGAGCAACAGGTGCTGGTGGAGATGAGGTATTTGTAGAGAATGGTAGAACTGTTACTACATCTTATACTCTGTCTACAAACAAAAATGCAGTATCTGTTGGCGCAATTACGATAAATGCTGGTGTAACAGTAACAGTTCCTTCTGGTGCTAGATGGGTGGTATTGTAAGATGAAAACCACTAAAATATACAAAAGGAGTAAATAATGTCTATTGTCTTACAAGGCTCAACATCGGGTAGCGTTACATTACAAGAACCAGCCGTTGCTGGTACTACTGTATTGGACTTGCCAGCCACAAGCGGAACTGTTCTTGTTGGCGGTACGCAGAATATTCCTAAAGCCGCATTACCTACTGGTTCTGTGTTGCAAGTAATTAGTTCAACTAAAACTGATACAGCATCCACAACAACAACTGGTTCTTGGCTTGATGTAACTGGACTTTCTGTTTCTATTACCCCAACAACTTCTTCTAGCAAAATAATGATTTTTGGCAGATTAACTGGTGCTGGAACTTCTATGACATCAAGATTGCAAATGAGATTAGTAAGAGATTCAACCGCAATTTCTATTGGTGATGCAAGTAGTAACAGATTACAAGTTTCAGGCGGGGAATTATATTATGGTGCAGATAATTCAACTTTATCTAACACAACTATAACTTTCTTAGATAGTCCAGCAACTACTTCTTCTACAACTTATAAATTACAAATACGAAATGGAAATGCAAGTGCAACAATTTATGTTAATAGAACAGAAAGCAATCCCGATAACAATACAGCTCCTGTAGCAACATCATCAATTACAGTCATGGAGATAGCGGCATGAACCATAAAGCTATATATAAACTATATCCGCAAGTCGTTACTATTGATGACGGCACAGGTGCTTTTGATAAAGATGGAAACAAAGTCGAAATTGATATGGCTTTGGTTGATGCTTGGCAAGACCCCGAAGCATACATTGCAAAGCGTCAGCGTGAATACCCACCCATCACCGATTACATTGATGGTGTAGTAAAGGGTGACCAAGCACAGATTGATAAATACATTGCTGACTGCTTGGCGGTCAAAGCTAAGTATCCGAAGGGAGTGTCATAAGTGTTCTTTACTTACGCACATTACAAGCCTGAAGGCGGTCTTTTCTACATAGGAAAAGGCAAGCGTAGGCGTGCGTACGCTATGGATGGTCGTAACTCCCATTGGCAGAACATTGTCAATAAATACGGCAGACCTCATGTAGAACTGCTGGCTCGTTGGGATACAGAAACCGAAGCACTCGACCACGAAAAGCTGTTGATTTCATGCTTTAGAGATATGGGCTATAAGTTAGCCAACAAAGCAGAAGGCGGTACGGGTGCATCAGGTTACAAGTTTACCGATGAGCAAAAGAAAAATTTATCATTAGCCCACATGGGTCAAGTTTCTTGGAACAAAGGTTTAAAGGGTGTTCAGACAGCTTGGAACAAAGGTTTGCCAATAGCAGAAAAGGCGGCACAAGCACTATCTGTAAGAATTAGTTGTGTAAAATGTCGCAAAGAAGGTAAGGTTGGCTCAATGTTTGCAAGCCACATTAATCGTTGTGATGATGTTAAGCCATATAAAGCTAGAGCCACAGTTAACGGAAAAAGAATACAAATTGGTAGATTTAAAACCAAAGAAGAAGCACAAGTATTTCAAGATAATTATTACAAAGAACACAACATTGTTCGCACATCTTGGAATAAAGGAATACCAATGTCTGAAGCATCTAAACAAAAAGTAAGTGAATCTCAACTTAAACGATTCAGAAAGGCTCATTAATGGCTTCAATTATTACGGCTACAGTCAGCTCAGGGCTTACCCAGCAAGCTGATAACTCTGGTGTATTACAGTTAGCATCGGGTACTGGTAACTTAGTTACTGTGCCATCGGTAACAGGCACAGCAATGGTTAGCGGTAATATGCCAGCGTTTAGTGCTTATCAAAGTTCTGCACAAACTTTATCTTCAGCAACATTTACAAAATTGCAATTTCAAACAGAAGAATGGGATACTGCAAATTGTTTTGATAACACCACAAATTATCGTTTTACACCTAATGTTGCTGGTTATTACTTAGTTACTGGTTCAATGACTTTGGGTGCAAGCAATTCAAATAATTTTGTCCAAATATACAAAAATGGTTCAGTAGCTAGATATGGTTCACAAAACACAGTAGATAGAAGTCAAATATCTGCTTATGTATATTTAAATGGCTCAACGGATTATATTGAATTGTATGGAAGGGTTGTAACTGGTCAAGTTTTAGATGCCGCCTCTACGAATACTTATTTTCAAGCCTGTTTATCAAGGACTGCATAATGCTATACGACAAAATCATGGCTCTATATCCTAGCCTTACACAACAGGATTTCCTAACTGTAATCACACTACAAAACGATTCAGACGGCAAAGGCGATTACATCAAGTCTTGGAATCACCCAACCTTGCCAAGACCAACAGATGAGGAGTTAGCATAAGTGCAAGCCCAAGTTTATTTAGTTTCTAACAAACTGAATGGCAAGCAATATGTCGGGCAGACTATTAACCCGCATTTGCCGCTTGGGCATGGTCGCATTATGAAAAGTGCGTATAAGTTACATGGTAAAGATAACTTTGACTACGAGCCACTTTGTACAAGCATTGAAAATAGAGCCACGCTAAACGCAATAGAACGCTTTTGGATAGCCGTATTAGATACAGTAGTACCCAATGGCTATAACATTGAATTGGGTGGTTCTGAAGGCTCTACATGGACTGAAGAACGCAGACGCAAGCACAGCCTAGCATTGACTGGAAGAATTCATCGCAGACCGCTTGGGAGCAAATCGGGTGCAAAAGGCAAAAAATGGTCAGAAGAAAATAAACGCAAATTGTCAGAAGCCCTTAAAGGCAGACCATCTGCAAACAAAGGCACTAAGCATAAAGAAGAAACCAAAGCAAAAATGTCCGCAAGTCAAAAGGCTTATTGGGCAGAACATGGTAGTCCTAACAAAGGTCGCAAACACAGCGAAGAAACTAAAGCTAAGATGCGAGCATCAAGAGCAAAAAGAATTTATTCAGACGAGGATAAAATGAAAATTAGTCAAGCCATTAAAGTATGGCATCAACAGCGTAAGGAGCAATCATGCCACCAGTAACCATTGACGGCACAAGCGGTATCACGACACCGATGTATGGCGGTGCTATTAGTAGCAATGCCGTTACTCCTGTTGTGGGAATGAAGAACAGGATAATAAACGGAGCGTGCGTGATTGACCAGCGTAATGCTGGTGCTAGTGTTACGATTACAAATACAAGTGCATCGACATATACATTAGATAGATGGTTTGGTTATGGAACTGTTGCATCAAAATTTAGTATGCAACAAAATGCTGGTTCTGTTACACCACCAATTGGATTTACTAATTATTTAGGATGCACTTCATTAAGTGCTTATTCTGTTGGTTCAGGCGATTTATTTCAATTTTCTCAAAACATTGAAGGTTTCAATACTGCTGATTTGCAATGGGGTTCTGCTAATGCTAAAACTGTAACTCTTTCATTTTGGGTTCGTTCTTCATTAACTGGCACTTTTGGTGGTTCTTTAACAAATGGTGCGGCAGATAGAAGTTACCCATATTCTTATACCATTTCTTCAGCAAATACTTGGGAATATAAAACAATTACTGTTGCTGGTGATACCACAGGAACTTGGGTTGGAGCAACTAATGGTATTGGCTTGCGTGTTAGATTTTCATTAGGTGCTGGTTCAACATTTAGTGCAACTGCAAATACATGGGCTACTGGCGATTATATTCAGCCAACTGGTGCAACATCCGTAGTCGGCACAAACGGAGCAACTTTCTACATCACAGGAGTTCAGCTAGAGGTAGGCAGTACAGCTACTAGCTTTGATTACAGACCTTATGGAACTGAATTGGCTTTGTGTCAGAGGTATTACGAAACTTTAGGTTTTGGTTTATTGGGAGTTGCTAATAGTTCTACTGGTATTTGGGCTCAAATGCTTTTTAAAGTTCAAAAAAGAGCCACCCCGACTGTTGGTCTTTATACAGCAACCCAAACATGGGGACAATTTGGAGTAGCAAATAGAAACTCATCTAGTGTAAGTATTGGTGATTCTGCAAATACAAATACTAGCGGTTCTATATCACGAATTGAAGGGTTTTCGAGTATGACTGCAAACGCACCATTAGGCTGTTTAACTGATATTGTATTTACTTTATCTGCGGAGCTATGATGTATAAACAATGTAAAGACACTAGTACTAATCAAATAACTAATTGCATAATTCGCCTTGCAGATGGCTCTGCTATCCCATTCGACCCCGCAAATACAGATTTTGCTAACTTCAAAAAAGAAGTCTTAGCTGGTGCAGAACTGCAAGATGCCGATGGGAATGTGATGACGGATGCTAGTGCGTACATTGCGAGCTTGCCATGATAGATTTAGTTGACAAAAACGAGGCAGCCTTGTCTGCTCACGAGGCTGTCTGTGCTGAACGCTATACAGGTATCAATGCTAGGCTAAAACGCTTAGAACAAATCCTAATAGGTTCGGCAGCTTTTATTATTGCTATTCTACTTTCTCTTGTCTTGAAATTAAATTAATCCTATGAACTATGTCCGATCAATTTGGGTTTTTAGAGGGTGCAAAGTCATTTAGCGAAAGCGTAAAGACAGGAAAAGAAGCAGGCAAAGCTATTGGTGCATCTATTGAGGATGTCCAAAAAGAAGCAGCCTCTGTAGCGCAACAAAAAGCCTTAGAACGCAGAAGGCAGATTAGAGAAGCAGAAGTAGTAAAAGAGCAGTATTTCAAACGAGCCATGATCCAATGGCAAAAACAAGAAGATATAAGAATAAAAGAAGAACAGGTCAAGAAAGACTTTGTAAAACATCATGGTCAAAAACGATGGTCAGAAGTAGAAACCATTAAAGCAAAGATTGAAAAACAAGAAAAGGAAATAGAAAATGAGTTTAGGAAAGATCTGGCAGAAGTTAGGCGAGTTATGTGGATGTGTTATGCGTTGGCTGCGGTCATCGCTTGGTATCTAACTTGGGGCATTAAATGATTACTTTATTCACTACACTTATTTCATTCCTTACTGGTGGTTTACCTAGTCTTTTAGGATTCTTCCAAGATAAGTCCGATAAGAAACACGAATTAGAACTTGCAAGACTCCAGACCGAAAGAGAGATGGAGTTGTTAGAAAAAGGTTATGCTGCACAAGCTCGTGTAGAAGAAATAAGAACCGAGCAAGTTGCTATGCAAACCCAAGTACAAGAAAGACAATCCTTGTACGCACACGATATAGAAATTGGTAAAGGTGCTGCACAATGGGTAACTAACGCTAGGGCGATGGTTAGACCGGCAATCACATATGGTTTATTCCTTATGTTTGCTTTTGTAGAAGTATTTGGATTTTGGTTTGCATATCATAAAGATGTGCCATTCGATGTAGCTCTCAATCTCTTGTGGGATGATGAGACTCAGATTATTTGGGCATCCGTTGTTTCCTTTTGGTTCGGAACTCAGGCGTTCTCACGAAAATGAGTTTAGAGCATCGTGTCATTGACATGATTAAACACCACGAGGGTGTAAAACAAAGACCTTACCAATGCCCTGCATTGCTTTGGACTGTTGGTGTAGGTCATGTTATAGATCCTAACCATGCTAGAGTACCACTAGCAGAACGAAAGGCTCTGCCCATTCCTAGCGGATGGGATCGAGTCTTAACGATGGGAGAAGTAGATGAAATTCTTGCAAAAGATTTGGCGAGGTTTGAAAGCGGAGTTCAACGATTATGTCCTAGTGGGCTTACTCCTGGTCGGTTTGGCGCACTTGTGTCTTTCGCCTTCAATGTTGGACTCGGTAATCTCCAAAATTCTACCCTTCGGATGAAACACAATAGGGGTGAGTATGAGGCTGCTGCCGATGAGTTCCTAAAGTGGAATAAAGCCAGTGGTAAAGAATTAAAAGGGCTTACAAACAGGCGCAAAGACGAAAGAGCTTTGTACCTTTCATAAAATCTTTCCGTACTTAAACAAGGTGTTCTTATCTACTAAGAAAGCCTTTTTGATCTGACTATCCCCCTCCCCTATAAATTCTACATACTGTAGTTTGCTTAGGAAGATGCACTTAAATATGTGCTTGACCGGCATGATGACAAACATCTGCCCATCGTAGAAAACCCAGTAATCAGCTTGGGTAGCCATTAATCCTGAGTCTTTCCCATACATCTCTATCTCTACAACGATATTGCCTGTTCTTTGGCTCATAGGGTCAAACTTCACCTCTACAGCCTTATCGATCTCTGGTATCCATATATCGTACCCCTTAAAAGCGTTTACAAGGGTCGCACAAGGGTATTTCTTGCGTAGGATAGCCAAGACCCTTTCCTCTATCTCCAAACCCCTCTGTAAGTCTTTTTGAAAAGTCATAAAGCCACCCTGATCGGTAGGGGGGTGGCACTCCTTGAAAGGGTGTAGCATTGCGCTACTAATGCCGATCTCATCGGGGGTTACATACAACTAACTACAGAACCACAAATTGTACATACTTGTAGCTTACCACCGACAATAAGTGTCTGTGTCTGACAAGCATACGCACTACCTAGTAACATAT